CTAAAAGGAGAAAGAAATGGCAGAAGTTGAAAATATACAGGAAGAATCTGTAGAACCAACTCCTAACCCGTATAATCAAAAGAAAGATTGGCATACAGATGATGTAATGCCAAAACATGGAGAAACTGCGGAAGGATTGTTTTTTGAGAAACCACAAGCTTCTTCAGAACCAGAACCAGTACAAGCTGAGACTGTTGAAGAAGATAAAGCTTATAGTAGACCAAATTACAAAAAAAGATATGATGACTTGAAAAAGCATTATGATACAAGGCTCTCTGAGTTTAAACAAAGAGAACAAGAATTGATAGCTGAAGCTACAGCAAATAGACCGGAGTATCAAGCTCCAAAAACTGCTGAAGAGTTAGAACAATTTAAAGCTGAGTATCCTGATGTTTATGAAGTTGTTGAAACTGTAGCTCACTTGCAAAGTGAAGATAAAGTTGCTTCATTGCAACAACGTCTAGATGCTTTACAAGAGCGTGAATCAGAAATACTAAAACGAGAAGCTGAAAAAGACTTGATTACAAAACATCCAGACTTTGAAGACCTTCGTAATAGTGATCAGTTTCATGCTTGGGCAGAGTCTCAACCCGAAGAGATAAAAGATTGGATTTATAATAATCCTAATAATGCATCTCTTGCAAGCAAAGCCATCGATCTTTTTAAGTTGGAAAATGGAATAGCCCCTGTAAAACCAAGCCAAAACAAATCGGAAAGAAGTTCTGCTGCTGATATGGTGTCTACAAAGACAACTACAGTAGATGAGAAACAACCGAAGATTTGGACACAACAGGAAATCGCTGCCCTACCTATGGCTGAATACGATAGACTTGAAAAAGAAATCGATAAAGCTTTAGAAGAAGGCAGGATTATTTAATAACAAAGTTAATAATATTCAAGGAGAATAATTATGGCATTTAATCAATCTGATCAATTTTTTGAGCAGTCAACTGATACTAATGGTAACTTTGGTAATTCCGTAAGTGGTCAAACTAACTCCTTCTTCTTACCGAAAGTCTATTCTAAAAAGGTTTTAAACTTTTTCAGAAAAGCTTCGGTAGCAGAAGCAATCACTAACACTGATTACTCAGGAGAAATTTCTGCTTTCGGAGATACTGTAAGAATCATTAAAGAACCGGAAATCACTGTCTATCAATATGAAAGAGGTGCTGACGTAACTAAAACAGCATTAACAGACCAAGAACTAACTATGGTCGTTGATGTAGCAAACGCTTTTAAATTCATCGTTGATGATATTGAAACTTCAATGTCTCACGTGAACTTCAAAGAAGTTGCTAGTTCATCTGCTGCATACGCATTAAGAGATGCTTTTGACGCAGGAGTTATTGCTGAAATGTTTGCAGGTGTATCTTCAAGTTCACCTGATCACGTTATCGGTTCAGACAGTTCTACTGCTGATGCAACTTTAACTCACGCTACTAATTCTGTAGACCTTCTAGGTTCTGACGGAACTGGTGTTGATCCTCTAGACCTTATGGCTAGAATGGCTAGACTTCTTGACGATCAAAGTATTCCTGAAGAAGGAAGATGGTTCTTAGCACCACCTTCATTCTATGAGGAGCTTTCACAGTCAGGTTCTAAACTTCTATCTGTTGACTTCAACGCAGGTCAAGGATCATTGAGAAATGGTTTAGTATCAAGTGGTAAATTACGTGGATTTGATATGTACAAATCTAATAATGTTGCTAGTACGTCTAACGCTACTGGTAAAGTATTAGCCGGACACATATCGTCTACAGCTACTGCTCAAGCTATAACATCAACAGAAGTCCTTCGTGACCCTGATTCATTTGGTGATATAGTTAGAGGTCTTCACGTTTATGGTGCGGAAGTACTTAGACCTGAAGCTCTAGTATCTGCTTTCTACGTAGTAGACTAAGCAATTCGTAAGTGGGGGAGGAATCATGTGTTCGCTTCCCCCTTACACCTTTTATATAATTTTAAATGGAGAACTATTATGCCAATGGTAAATGGAAAAAAATATTCTTATAATAAAGCAGGTAAAGCTGCTGCTTCAAAAGCAAGAAAGAAAAAAGTAGGTGGTGGTAAAGCACGTATGATGTACACCGATGGTGGTTTAGTTGATTTTAAAAATCCTAATTAATCATGGC